GCCGATACTCTTGCGGAACCCCTTCTAGTAGCCTAAACCCTCGGCGAATGGCGAACGAAAAGCCGCTGTCATGGCGATGGGGTGAAACGTCCGGGAGCGTCGCGACAATTTGCGAGAGTGTAGCCACTCGCGCCGCCTTCGACAAGCGGACGAGGCTCAGCGGCTCTCGCGATTCACCTTCCGGCGGCTTGGTCCCCGTCGGTTCTCGCGCCCCGTCCGCTCCCTTTCGCGGTCGGGGCGCTTCCCATTTCGGTTTGAATCCAAACCCGAGAGAGTTGCGCTAGCCTTGCCGCGTCGCGTTCCTCGCGCGCATGGCGCTCACCGACTCCCAAATTCTGGACTCCATCGACAACGCGATTTCCGCGTGGTCCTCGCCTACGTCCGCGACCGACGCGAACGGCATCAACTCCCTCACGATCAACTCGCGTAGCTACACGCGGAACGACATCCCCGCGCTGCTGAAACTCCGGGACATCTATGCCGCGCGCGTCCGCGTCGGCACGTCTGGCAAGATGGTTCTCGGGCAGGGGGTTTCGCTCCGATGACCCTTGCCAAGCGTCTCCGTTCCGCGTTCGGCGCGGCCAAGCGGGCGTTCTACTCCGCCGCCGAACCCTCGCGCTTGACGAAGGGCAACCGCCAGGAGCGCGGCGTCGGCCCGGATCGCGCCGTGATTCTCGACGGCCCGGCGATTCGCGCCAAGATCCGCTCGCTCAAGCGAAACAACGCGCTTCTAGCGGGCGCGATTCGGTCCTTTGTCTCGCAAGTCCTCCCCTCGCCAATCCTGATCGAACCCGACGTGCGGCGCGGCCCGGAGCGCAAGGCCGGGCGATGGATCAACCAACGCTTCAACGACCCCGTGGCCTACTTGTGGAACGAATGGGGCAAGGGCGCGTGCGACTTCGCGGGCAACGTCTCGCATTCGACGACTTTCGAGGAAATGCAACGCACGCTCGTTCGCTCGCTCGCGACCGACGGCGAGATTTTCGCGATCCGGCGCCGCCGCGCATCCGCGCCTGGCCTTCCCGCGCTACAGATCGAACTGAAGACCTCCGAAATGCTTGGGCGCTCCGGCCTGTCCGGTGCCGCCACCGTCGGCATGATGGTCGCGCAAACCGGCGTGGATGCGCGCGACGGCATCGAATACGACGACGCCGGGCGCTCCATCGCCTATTGGTTCCGCAAGGGCAACGGCGGCGGCTATGCATTCGGCGGCGCGAACGTCGAGCGCATCCCGGCGGAGGACGTTCTGCACGTCATGGTGCCGGACCAACCGGGCCAGCAGATCGGCGATTTGCCGATGGCTTGCGTGCTCGATCCGATTTTCTGGACCGGCGAATCGTGGAAAAACGAGCAACAGGCCCAAGCGATCATGGGCAAGGTTGCTGGCGTCGTCACGGGCGCGGACGGGTTCGGAGCCGAGGCGAAGACCGACGGCAACGGCAATCCGTACGAGCTTCTCGAATTCGAGGACATGACGATCCTTCGCCAGTCTGCGGAGGGCTCATTCCAAGCCTTCGACATGAAGCGGCCGACGTCGTCCTTCATCGAACTCGCGCAATCCTTCACGCGCTGGATTGCCGCCGGGTTCGGCCTTTCGTATTCGGTTCTCTCCGCCGACTTCCGCGGCCTGAACTACTCCGTTTCCCGCGCGGAGTGGCTGACCAATCTGCCGTTCCTCCGCAACTGGCGGCACGGCATCGTTTACGCGCAATTCGTCGAACGCATCTATACGCGGTGGTTTGTCCCCGCGTGCGTTGCCGAGGGATTGGTCGCGATTCCGGGAAGCTATACGACGGCGGAACTTGTCCGGCACGTCGCGAAGTTTCCGCGCTCCGCCTACATCGACCCGACCAAGGACGCCGCCGCCGACCTCGCGAGGATGCGCATGGGCGAGAGCCCGCAACGCGTCTTCGGCGAGCGCGGCTTGGACTTTTACGAAGAGGTCGAAGCGTGGCAACAGGCACGCGACTTCGCGGAGTCCCTTGGCGTCGATACGCTCGCGCAATTCCTCCCGGAGCCCGGCACCGCGCCCGCGCCGGAAGCGAAGCCGGCGCGGGACGAAAACAGCATCCCCGATGAAGCCGACACGCCGGACGAATCGCAACCGGCCAAGGAGAAGATGCGCAATGTCGCGTAAGAAACTGACCTTTCCGAAGTGCTCGCGCGCCCTGATTGCCGGAGAAGTCCGCGCGGTCGAAGGTTCGGAGTATCGCCGCGAGGTCTCGTTTTCGAGCGAGACGCCGGTGCGGCGTTGGTTCGGGAATGAGATCCTGGACCACGGCCCCGACGCCGAAATCTCGCTCGCGCGCCTCACGACTGTCGGCGCGGTTCTCTTCAATCACAACCCGAACCAGATCGTCGCGAAGATCGTTTCGGCGCGCATCGACACGGCGAAGCGCCGCGGCGTCGCGACCATCGAATTCGTCGAGTCCGATCCCGAGTCGATGGAATGCCTCGGGAAAGTCGATAGCGGGATGCTTCGCGGCATCTCGGTCGGATACGCGGTCCACCGTTGGACCGAGGACGACGAAACCGACGACGTGCGCGTGAACAAGTGGGAGGCTTACGAAATCAGCCTCACCGCCGTTCCCGCCGATGCGTCCGTCGGCGTCGGCCGCTCCATCGAACAGGCACCAAGCAGCGCGCGCGGCTCTGTCCGCGCAAATCCTCGGCAGGAGACAACTGCCATGTTCAAACTGAAGAACGGGCGAGAGGTCTCGCTCGCCGAACTGGACGCCCTCCGCATGCAGGGCGACGTGGAACTCGCGGACGGGACGACGGCAACGCGTTCCATCCCCGCGAGCGTTCTGGACTACGCGCGCCAGCAGGTCGGCGCCGCACCCGCAACCGAACCGGCCAAGCCCGCCGCGCGCGTCGTCGAGACGCCCGCCGCGGAAGCGGAGTCGGACGAGACGCACAAGCGCGCCCTCGCCGACAAGGAGAAGTGTGATCCGGCGGAGGCGATTCGCCGCCACCAGATTCGCCAGCACGTCGAATTCGCGCGCGGCGCCTGCAAGGACGCGATCCCGGACGGCGAGGCGGAGAAGCTCATCCTCGAGGGCGTGACCGCCGACAACGCGCGCACGCATCTCGTGGCGCTCGTGAACGACAAGCGCGCGAGCGTGACCGGCGCGGCGAACGACGACAATACCGTCGTCGGGCGTCCGTCCGTCATCACGGTCGGCGCCGACAAGGCACGCGAATCGTTCCGCGTCGCCGCGACCCACGCGATTCTCCAGCGTGCGGGCGTGCCCATCGAGAAGCTCGTCAAGCCGCACGAGCGCACGGACGAATTCCGCAACGCCTCGCTCCGCGACATTCTCGACTACTCTCTCGAGTATTCGGGCCACGACAAGGCGTGCCGCGGCGCGTCCAAGGAAATGAAGGTCCGCACGGCGATGGCGAACCGCGGCGGCGCTGGCTTCGCGTTTCAGGGCAAGGAAGACCTCTCGATCCGTTCGGGCTACGCCCACACGTCGAGCGACTTCCCCTACATCCTCGCGAACGTCGCGAACCTCGCGCTCCAGGTCGGCTACTCCCTCGCCAACGTGACGTACAACTCCGGCTGGGCGCGCATCGTCTCCATCGACGACTTCAAGGCCCGCTCGGTCGTCGCGCTTTCCGAGGCGCCGTCGCTCTCGCTCATCGGCGAAAACGGCGAGTATCAGCACAAGCGCCTTTCCGAGAAGCGCGAGCAGTATTCGCTCGCGACGTACGGCGAGATCATCTCGATCACGCGGCAGGCGATCATCAACGATTCCGTGGATGCCTTCACGCGCATTCCGATGATGATCGGCGCCGCCGCACGCCGGACGATCAACCGCACGCTCTACGACATCCTGAAGACCAACGCGGCGCTCTCGGATACGGTCGCGCTATTCCACTCGACGCACGCGAACGTCGGCACGGCGGGCGCTCCGTCCGTGACGACCATCGCCGAACTCAAGAAGCTGATGCGCATGCAGTCGGGCATGGCGGCGGCCGCCGACAACGGCGCCGCTTCGCTCCTCAACATCGAGCCCGCCTTCATCCTCTTCGGCCCGTCGCAGGAAGAGACGATTCTCCAGATCCTCCACAACTCGATCATCGCGACCCAGTCCGACAAGACGGTCTCCTCGTGGGTTTCGTCCCTCAAGCCCGTCTGCGAACCGGAACTCGAAAACACGCCGGACGCTTGCACCGGGGACTACTTCCTCAGCGCGGCGCCGACGATGATCGACACCGTGGAACTCGGCCTCCTCAACGGCGTCGATGCGCCATTCATGGAGGAGAAGGTCGGCTTCGACGTGGACGGCATGGAATTCAAGGTCCGCGTGGACGTTGGAGCCAAGGCCATCGATTACCGCGGCCTCGCCGTCAACCGCGCAAGCTAGCCGGATTCCCGAACCGCGCGGCGCTCCTAACCGGGCGCCGCGCGCAACTCTCGCCCAACCAATCAAACTCCCGAGAAAGGGAATCCTCA